AAGGCATCCGCCAGACCATCATGCACATTGACTTTGACGTGATCGGCCCCATCGTACAGGCCCAGTACAACTGGAACATGCAGTACGTCGACGACCCCTCAATCAAAGGCGACTGCGAGATTATCCCCCGTGGCGCTGTTACTCTCGCAAACCGCGAGCAGCTCAACGTTCGCCGAGTCGAGTTCTTGCAGGCGACTGCGAACCCAATCGACTCCAAGATTGTTGGACCTATGGGCCGCGCGGCTATCCTGCGCGAAGTGGCCAAGGGCCTCTCAATGCCCGTGGACGACATCGTGCCAACAAACGAGCAGCTCGAAGTTCGCCAAGAGCTGGAGCGCAAGGCGCAAGAGCAACAAGCAGCAATGCAGGCAGAACAAGCCGGGCAAGCTCCGACGGAAGCCCCGGCGGAAGTTGGCCCAGATGGCAACCCACAGGGTGGTGGGGACCAAGGCAATGTTGTCTCAAATCAGATAACTGGCAACGGTGGCGCTTGACAACCGTCTACTTTGTTGTATAGTTAACCAACTTTAGAGGTGTTTTAACCGTGCGATTTCAGGTTTCAGACGACGAATCGAAGCTGCTCAAGCAGATCGGTAAGCAATATCCGCACTTTGCGGACTTGCTCGACCGACTTCGTCTCGCCGAGCTGGAGTCTATGTCGAACGGCACCCAAGAACACTTCAGCACCTATAAAGGCCGGGTGCAGTGTCTGACCGAATTTCGGCAGCTCGTACGGTCTTAACTCCTTAGCAGAAAGCAAGGTACAAAATGGCATTACCAACTCAACTCCAAGAGCAAGTCGACAACGCGAAGATCATTTCGGAGCAACTCTACGGCGAAGGCAAACCCTCTACTGAGGGCGACCCTGAAACCGGCGAAGAAGGCTCACAAGATGACACTTCAGCCGAGGCGGAAACTCAAGAAGTTGCATCCAACGACGAATCCGATAACACCCAACAGACAGACGAGAATAACAACACGTATGCTCAGCGTTGGCGTTCGCTCCAAGGTGTCTATAACGCGCAAAAGCGGCAGTTAGACGAGACCACGAGCCGACTGTCCAACATGGAGCAGTTGATTACCCAGATGCAGTCTGCACCTGCGCCGCAGGACCAGCGCGCTTCGCATGTAACCGACAAGGATAAAACCGAGTACGGTGAAGATATGGTCGAGTTCGCTCGCCGTGTCACACGCGAAGAAGTTGTTCCCTTGGCGCAAGCTGTTCAGCAACTGATGGGGCGAATCGACCAGCTTCAAGGAGTTGTGCCCATGGTCAAGCAAGTTGCTGACCGACAGGCCCAAACTACCCACGAGCAATTCTACGCAGCGTTAACTTCCCGTGTGCCGGACTGGCAGAGCGTCAACGAACTCCAAAAGTTCCACGACTGGCTGTTGTCTGCAGACCCCTTGTCAGGGCTACAGAGACAGACCCTCCTAACCGACGCGCACAACAATCTCGATCTGCCACGTGTGGTGAGTATCTTTGAAACTTGGAAGCGTGAGAACGGCGTTGCAACCGCTCCCGCTGTTTCAGCTAAAACCTCTAACGCCAGCAAACTTGAACGTCAAATTGCGCCGGGGCGTGTCTCTGGCACAACTCCCCCATCGCAAGCCCAAAAGAAACAGTGGACTCGTCAAGATATCACTACCTTCTTTAAGGACAAGATGGACGGCAAGTACAAAGGCAAAGAGGAAGAGGCGCGTAGCATTGAGAGCGATATCTTTTTGGCCCAGCGGGAAGGACGCGTTGTCCTGAACGCAGCTTAACTTTCTTTTTGATTTTGGAGTCCTAAAATGGCTTTTCCCTTAAACGTCGCCAACGGCGCGGTCGCGTACAGCGGCAACTTCATCCCTGAGATTTGGTCAGCTAAGCTGATCGAAAACTTCTATGACAGCACTGTCTTGGCCGCTATTGCCAACACTGACTACGAAGGTGACATCAAGTCCATGGGCGACACGGTTAACATCCGTACCACTCCCGACTTGACCATCCGCACGTACGAAAAAGGCATGACCTTGGCTGTTGAGCGTCCTGACAAGCCGAAGATTCAGTTGGTCATCGACCAAGGCGAGTACTTCGCCGCCATCGAAGACGACGTGGACAAAGTTCAGGCCGACATCAACTTGATGGACACATGGTCACGTGACGCATCTGAGAAGATGAAGATCAAGATCGACCAAAACGTGTTGGCTGGTATGTTGACTGGCATCGCTGCCACCAACAAAGGCGCAACCGCTGGCCGCATCTCTGCTGACATCGACTTGGGCACTACCGCCGCGCCTTTGGCCATGACCAAGACCAACGTAATCGACTTGTTGGTTGATATGGGCACAGTGTTGGACGAAGCCAACGCCCCTGAAGCTGGTCGCTTCGTAGTCATCCCCGCCAAAATGGCTGGTTTGATTAAGAAGTCTGACTTGAAAGACGCTTCTATTACGGGCGACGGCACGTCTATCCAGCGCAATGGCCGCTTGGGTATGATCGACCGCTTCACCGTCTACGTGAGCCACAACTTGAACGTCGCCACTGGCAAGTTCGACATTGTTGCTGGCCACAAGATGGGCCTGACCTTCGCGTCACAGATGACCGAGATGGAAAGCATCCGTGCTGAAACCACTTTCGGTAACATCGTTCGTGGCTTGCAAGTGTACGGCTACAAAGTTGTCAAGGGCGAAGCCTTGGCACAAGCTGTCGTAACTCTGTAAGTATGAGGGGGCTCCGGCCCCCTTCTTTCGGCTTGGGGCTATACGCCGAGGGCCGACAGAGGTAGAATAAGGCACGGTCGCGCGACCGTGCCTTACCCCTATGAAAGAGGAACCATGCGTTACCTTAGACACAAAATTGACGGGACCATCTACGAGTGGAACCCCATCCTTGCCCGCGACTCTGTCTGCGAAGAGGTCACTGAGGTAGAAGCCTACCCCGAGCGTGCCCCAAAAGCCGCTGCGCCAGCCGCTAAGCCCGCCAAGAAGAAGGTTTCTACGCCCGCTAAGCAGGACATCGTATTTACTGCGGACGACCTCAATGAAGAGGCATCACGGGGCCTGCCATGAGCTTTACCGTCGCTGACCTAGTTACAGAAGCCCGCGAGCTACTTCTCGATGAACTGATACCGTTTCGGTACAGCGACGACTACATCGTGCGCAAAGTCAACCAGATTCTGAAGAGGATGCTGGTAGTCCGCCCCGATTTGTTTATCAAAGTCACCACACTTGTGACCGTCCCCGGAGCACTGCAGAGCGCGCCGACAGAATCTATGCGGCTTATGGACGTGCTGACAAACTCGCTAGGGCAAGTGCCCAAAGAGATTGACCAGCAAGCTATCGACGTAATGTTCCCCAAGTGGCGCGCAGGCACTGCTGGGCCTGCTACTAACTGGATGCGCGCGGCCAAAGACCCCAATCGCTTCTTTGTGTACCCCGCGTCAGCTGGTGGCGAGCACCTCACTGTGGCGTACGCACAGACTTTGCCCAAGTACGTAAAAGCAGACGTTGTAGCTCTTAGCGACGCGTACTTCCCAGTGATTCTGGACGGCGTTTGCTGGCTTATGGAGTCGCTTGACGCCGAGCACGTTGAATCAGGGCGGGCGCGCATGTTTCAAGAGTCTTACACCACGGCGCTTGCCAGCGGGTTGTTGTCGCGGAAGATCGCCGACGCGCCAGACGGCGGTGTCTCTGCTTCTAAATAAGGCGCACTATGCAAAAGTTTATAGACACAATAGCAGCTGCTGGCGCTGGCGGGGTGTTGACCCCGCTGGGAAACGCATCAGTTTCGGTGTACCTTACCGGGACGACTACAGTAGCCACAATCTACTCTGACAACGGCGTCACAAGCCTGTCTAACCCATTCACGAGCACTGCCACTGGGCTCGTCGCGTTCTACGCCCCTGACAACCGCTACGACCTTGTGGTGACCAAGGCCGGGTTTACCCCAGTCACGGTCGCAGACATCATCTTGGAAGACATTGATGACAGCGTCACCACAGACATGTCTAACGCCGCTATCCAGACATCTACGTTTAACAACGGGACGATAACGGCCAGCGCAGTGCAGGGCTCTACGTTCACTACCGGCACGTGGACCGAAGGCACAATCAACAGCGCTACTATCACCACGCCGAC